GCTGGCTCGCATCCTTCATTGGACTGCTGCTCTCGCTGACGGCAGTCTTCGCCGACGCTCCACACCATCGTCCGGTATGGATGGGGGGGAACGCGCCGGTTTTCTACGCCAACTTCGCCGCAGCCTCGACAGTCCCATCCGGGCTTACGTATACGAGCGCGGGCGGCGGCTACTGCTGGAATGCGGCTGGGGTTCTTGTTGGCCCACTTGCGGCGAACACGCCTTGCTTCGACCACAACCCTTCGACGCTGGCGGCGCTTGGCTTGCGGAGCGAGCCGCAGCGGACGAACGCGCTACACAGCAGTGGCAGTTTTGGCGCATCCCCCGGAAGCCCGGGCGTATTGCCGACAGGATGGTCCATTGCCCCGCTAAACGGCCTCGTGCAGACTGTCGCCGGAACGGGAGCAGAATCTGGCATCCCCTACGTGGATATCAACTTTGCCGGGACGACCAGCGCGGCTGGCGCGACCGTCGTCTACTACGACGGGACAACAGCAATTCCGGCGCTAACTGGGCAGACATGGACGGCGTCGCACTTCGCCAAAATCTCAGGGGGGTCGGTGGCGAATATCACCGGGTTTTCATTTGCCCTCAGCGAATGGACATCTGCGGGCGTCTTTGTTTCGAACGGCGGAGCGTCCAATAGCTCGGTGCCAACAACAGCCGCGCTGAATACACAGCGCCAGCAATTTTCCCGTGTATTGAATGGGGGGGGCACCACCGCCTATGTAGATTCGACGATCTCTTTCAGCTACAATAGCGGCGTTGCGATCAACATTACACTACGTCTATCCGCGCAGATTGAGCAAAACGCATCCGCCACTTCTCCGATCCTCACCTACGGCACAGCCGTCATGGTTCCCGCCGACAACTGGCCGTTCACCGGGGCGGCGCTGGCGCAACTGCTCAGCGGGAAAGCGTGCATCGCGATTCAAATACTGGCGGAATCGCCAGTGGTGGCCGGGCGTGTCTTTGCTGTAGACGATGGATCTCTTAATAATCGGCTGTTGATAATCTCGTACGGCAGCACTGCGGCTGGCAGATTTTTTGGCATCGGCGTCAATGGTTTCGCTTTGGACCAATATGTGGTTGGCGGTGATCAATCAGTTTCCCCGAGAACGTTAGCATTCTCGTGGGCGCGTGGCGCTTTGCCACAAGCAGCGTATGACGGCGTTCTGATGACCGGGCAGGCGGTCGCGGGATCGCCTGCAGGAATGACGGCGGCATACCTCGGGAAGGACGGCTCTGGCGGACCCGCCTTCTCCGGTTGGTTCCAACAAATCATGATCCGCCCATCCTGCACAGCGGCGCAGGTCCAGAGGTATTCGACTGCGGGCGCAAATCTCCAAGCGGAGAACGACAACGACTGGCCCGTGTTCGCGGCGAATGACAACCTGCCATTGATTGCCAAGATCGCATCGGGAGAGCGGCGATGAGCAACGACTTCCTCCGCGTCCAATGGTCCTACCCGATCAAGCAGTTTGTCATCATCGCGCCGCAGGACATCACGGACTGTGTCAACGCGCTGGTCGTGGACATCAACGCGAACCTGGCGCTGCTCGCCGCTACGTCGGCCCCGACAGTGACGGCGAAGCAAATGCGCGGCTGGCTTGCCGCCAATGGAGCGCCGCTTTATATTTACACGATGGACAACGCCTGCCCCGCCGACATCGCCAACGCGGTCAACATCCAGTGGAACCACGGTAATACCATGGTGCAGGGGGATGCGCTGTACAATTTCATCCAGGCGACGTTGGGCTTCACGCCAAGCCAAATGCTCGCGGCTATTTTAGCCATGGGGGCCTACGCGCCATGAGACACTTTTTCGCTTTCCTCTTAGCTCTGTTTTTTGCGGGCGCGGCGCACGCGCAGACGCAGGTCCAGTTTGGGCTTCAGACAGGTAGCAACCCGCGCGCGCTCGGCGTCTATGACCAGATGCACACGTTAGTCCCCTTCGCGAGCCTGGACAGCACGGGGCACACGCTGACGTTCACAGGGCCAGCAACGTTGTCGTCCCTGACCATAGCGGGCTATCTGGCCGCGACGACTTCGGGGACGCTGACCAACGGGCATTGCGTGTCGATCAACGCTGCGGGGAACCTGGTGGATGCGGGAGCGGCTTGCACGACTGGCGGGGGCGGCGGCACGGTTTCTTCGGGCGCGGCGGGGCAGCTCGCGTATTACGTTTCCACGGGGGCGGTTGTTTCAGGCGCGACGACCGGGACAGGTGTGCTGACAGCGCTGTCGGTCAACACCGGGACGGCGGGCTCCATCCTGACGAACGGCGGTCCCTTGGGGACGCCAGCAAGCGGCGTGGCGGCAAACTTGACTGGATTGCCGATCACGACGGGCGTGTCGGGCTTGGGGACGGGCGTGGCGACGGCGCTCGGAGCCCCCCTTGCCGGCTCCGGCGCGCTGGTCGGCGCAACCTCGCCGACGTTCACCGGCAATGTCACGATCAACGGCCAGGTCATTCTTGGGTACCCATCGATCGATACAACGCTACAGGCATATTCTACCGCTGACCAAGGCTTTTTTAATTACTATCCAGCGCAGAATTTCCCCACGACTAATGCGTACAATCGCAGCTTGGATATTGTCTCTGCTTCGGGTTTAGGCGCTGCAAAGTCTATCATTAGGTTTCTTAACCAGCAGGCCACTTCTGGAGGGCCAACCGAAGCGATGCGTATTGACCAAGGCGGCAATGTCACGATCAACGGCAACGTCGCATTCAAAACAAACGGCCGTGATTACTTCGCGGCGCAGTATGGTGCAATTTGTGACGGCGACACCGGCAAAGCCGCCGCAAACGTCGCAGCGATTCAGAGCGCGATCAATGCAGCCTACGCCGCTGGAGCCGGACGGGTCATCCTTCCCCAAGGCAACTGCTCGATCAACTCAGGATTACAGATTTCGTGGACGGTCTCGCTTGAAGGCAACGGCGGATCATACCAAGGGACGTATCTTAACCCGACCGGCAGCTTCACAGCCATTACCATCGGCGGAACTGGACCGGGAAGCAACGCCGGTTCTGGCGCTGTGCGGGACTTGAGCATAGTCTATTCAGCCGGGCAGACGAGTGGGTTCTGCATTTCAATTCAATATGCGGACTTTGCCAAAATCTCGGGCGTGTGGTGCGTGGATGCGCACGACGGGTTGGAGATTTTGCAGTCCAACAACACCAAAATCCGGGATATGTTCTTTACGACAAATTACGTCACGCACGGGAATGGGATTTACATCCACGGGAACACGTACCATTCGGTTGGGCTCGACATGGACGGGGTGCGATTTGTTGCGCCAGCAGGCGGGGGCTATTCATCCGACCTGTTCATTATCTCGGGAGAGGATTTCAATATCTCTAACTCGTACTTCGGGAATCAGGAAATAAACGGGATCGCTATCAGCGCGAACGGCGTTGGGGAAAACGTGATTGAGAATATTCGGTTCTCGAACGTCTATGCGGATAGCGTGTCGAACTCGACGGGAAACTGCGGGATTTCGATTCAGGCTGGCGCGACGGGGAGCATAAGAGACATAGAATTTACAAACACAAGCATTATTGGGGAAAGTGGAGCGATGGGATATGGCTTTTGCGTAACGAAATTTGCCGGGGACGGGTCTAATATTAGTGGGATTAAGCTGGTTAACTCGCATGTCATCGCGTGGCCTTGGATGGGAATATACATCCTTACTGGCAATAACATCTTAATTTCAAACTCGCAAATCTCAGGAAATAGCGTAAACTCTCATGGAACATACGCTGGAATTTACATGGAGCACGCAAACAACGTCTCGGTGGTCGGGAACAGGCTCGGCGGGGACTACACTGGAAACAGCGCGGCCCCAACGCAATCCTACGGCGTGTTGACCGGAGCCGGAATGACAAACGTAATTATCGCCAACAACAACGCGACTGGCAACGTAGCGGGTAATGTAAACGTGTCGATTGCCCCATCTGGGTTGATTTCCACGCCGAATTTGTAACGGGTATAGCCGCCATAGCGAGGATGTAATGGACAAAAACCTTATCGTGGCCGTGAACTTCGCACTCCTCTACGAAGGCGGTTTTGTCGACGATCCGCACGATCCCGGCGGCGCGACAAATAAAGGCATCACGCTCGCCACCTACCGGCTCGACGTCAATCCGCATGGCGCTATCGCCGATTTGCGCCACATGACGGTGGAAACGGCGTCGGCTGTCTATCGCAAGCACTATTGGGCGACGATCAACGCCGATGCGCTTGCGGGCGGCGTCGACGTACTGGCCTTCGACATTGCCGTGAACATGGGCGTTGGCCGCGCCCGGCAGTTCCTGGCGCAGACAGCAAAACTGCCCCCTGCGGCGCGGGTGCAGACGCTGCACAATCTTCGCATGGGATTTTGGAAACGCCTTGCAACGTGGGCGCGTTTCGGTAGAGGTTGGACGGTGCGCGAGGTCGCGTGCCTTAAACTGGCGAGGAGTTTGCTATGAAAGGGTTTCGCACGGTTTTGTATGGGCTTGCGGTCGCGACGGTCCCGTCCGCGCTGGTCTATCTCGGCGGCGTGGACTGGACGCAGTTCGGTATCAGCCCGTCGGTGGCGGCGGTGATTGGCGCGGGGATCGTTGGGTTTCGCGCCTACACCACCACGGCCATCGGCAGCAAGAACTGAGGCGCGCCCATGAAACGCTTTTTCTTGGCGGCGGCGCTCTTGACCGCCGCGCTCCCCGCGCAAGCTGGAAACCCGCTTAACGCGCTCGGCGCGTGGGCGGACGCGGACATTCAGGCGGCGATCGCCGCAGCGACGGCGGACCCCGCGCTTCAGGACACTGTCGGCGCGGCGTGCTGGAAACAGATGGGCTCGCTGGTGTCCATTCTCAAAAAACACCCGTTGCCCGCGACGCTGCATCTGGCGACAGACATTGAGTACGCCCGCCTGACACAAGCATCGCTGAACCAGCTTTGCCGCAACCCAAGTTGCTCGCAAGTGTGGGCGGATATGGCGAACAGTGTCCGGGCTTTCAGCGTGCTCCCCCTACCGTTCTCGTTCGCGTCATTGTGCAGCAAAGTCCCCATCGTCGGGCTGACGGCAGCGTCGACAAATTGAGGCCACGGCTATGTCGGACACACTTCCTGAGGTTCCGAGCTGGCTGGCGACGGCGGCGACATTGGCGGTCGCGGCTCTTGGGACGCTTGGCGGGTTCATTATCGCCCTGGTCAACCGCACGCCAGCTTTGCAGTCAGCCATCGATCAACGGTTGCAGACGCTGATTGAGGGCTATGAGAAGCGTATTGTGGACCTCACAGAGGAAGTCCACTCGTTGCGCGAAGAGGTCAAGAGTTTACGCCAGGCTTTGGACGTTGCGCGAGCTGTTGCTGATTAATCGGCTTGACAGTTTGTCAAGTAAATTCGTATTTATAGGGATCGATTTGCCGCCGTAAGCGGCACACGACCTGCGACCGTAAGCCGCTGAAGGGAAGTAACATGATTGGTGACGACGACGAACTGGACGGTCCCGATGAAGAAATCGAAGATCAAGACGAAGGCGAAAATGCCGGACTCGACGACGACGAAGGCGGGGACGGGGGCTCAGGGGAAACCGAAGCTGAAGGCGATGAAGCCGAAGAAGGGCTAGCCGATCCCGAGCCAAAGCAGCCGAGCCGTGCGGCTCGGCGCATCCAGGAGACCACGCGCCTGGCGCGTGAGGCAAATGAGAAGGCGGCGCGGCTGGAGCGGGAGCTTCAGGAACTGCGCGCCGAGCGGGCCAAGCCGCAAGGCGAGACCCCTGAGCAGGAAGCCGCGCGGCTGTCTTTGATGACCGCCGAAGAGCGCATGGACTATAAGCTGGAGAAGGCCAGCCGGGAGAACCAGCGGCAAATGAACCTGCTGCGGTTTCAGTCGGCGGACCAGGCGGACAAGGCGGCGTATGACGCCAAAGGCGCTTACGATCCCCGCTTCAAGAAATACGAGCCGGAAGTCGAGCGGCTGCTACTCGCGGAACGCAAGGCGGGCAGGGACTTCCCCCGCGAAACGATTTTGAAATTCGTTCTCGGGGAGCGCGTCATGCAGAGCAAGAAGGACATCGCGTCGCAGAAGAAGGCGGGCGAGAAGAAGGTTCAGCAGCAGAGCGCCAGGGCCGGCAACTCCGGGTCGGATCGCTCGGCGCAACGGGGTCGGGTCGGCACGGGCAACTCCATTGCCGATCTGGAGAAGCGTCTTGAAGGCGTTACCATTTGAACTGGCGGGCATTCCGTCAGGCTTCGTAAGGAAAGACGGACATGCCTATCAACAGTTCTGGATCGTTTCAAGCGGACGTTGAAGCCTATATTGCCCAAACGACCTTGCCGCTCGCGCGGCGTCGGCTTGTGGCGTACCAGTTCGGCGATCCGCTGACGCTCCCCAAAGGGCGCGGCGTAACGTATCAGGCCGCGCGCTGGAACCGCGTTCCGCTTCCCTACGCGCCGCTCTCGGAAGGCGTGCCCCCGCTTGGCCAGTCCATGACGGTGACGATGGTCTCGGCGACCGCCGTGCAGTGGGGTGACAAGATCACCCTGACCGACGTGGCCGAAATGACGATCAAGCATCCGATGTTCAAGATCGCCAAGGAGCTGTGCGCCCTGGCCGTCGCCGAAACTTTAGACCGCAACACCTACAACAACCTGAACGGCGGCACGCAGATCAACTACGTGAACTCTCGTGGCGCGCGGGCGTCGCTGGTCACGGGCGACGTGCTCAACCTCCACGAAATCAACCGCGCCTACGCGGCGCTGTCCTACCTCGGCGCACCGCGCTACATGGGTGACGAACAGACGGACGCCAAGATCGACGTGGGGTCGGGGGGCTCGAAGGCTTCGTCCGACCCGCGCGGCATCCCGCACTACTCGGCCATCGTGCATTCGTTCGTCGTCCAGGACATCCGCGAGAACTCGACCTTCGTCACGGCGTCCAGCTACTCGGACATCAACAAGCTCTACAACGCCGAGATCGGCGAACTCGGCGGCATCCGGTTCTGCGAGAGCAACATGGTCCCGTCGTGGACCGGCGTAGCGCAGATCAACGGCACGCCGGGCAGCGCGGGCGCGTTGGCGACTGGAACCTATTATCTCCAGGTCACGGCGTCCGACACGCAGAACCAGTACGAGAGCCAAATATACCAGGTGTCGTCTTCGGCTTTGGTGACGGGTCCGAACGGTTCCATATCGGTCACGCTTCCCTCGACGCCCACTGGCTTCACGTTCAACGTCTACGTCGGCACGACGACCAGCCCTGGCAACCTCGGCATCACGGCGGCGGGCCCCACGGTTGGGCCGCTGGCGGGGCAGGCGGTGCAGCTCGCGGGCGGGCAGACGATCACGATCACGGGCGTCGGTCTCGCGCAGACCCCGCCCGCAGCCCCGGCGACGGGCGTCACGGTTTACCCGACGTACATCTTCGGGCGCGGGGCGTACGGTCAGGTTATGCTGGACGACATCAAGTATTCGTACCTTGATAAGGCCGACAAGTCTGATCCTTTGAACCAACTCCGAGTGGTTGGCTGGAAGGTCTACTATGGAACGATTTTGTTAAATCAACTTTTTTTCATGCGTATCGAAAGTACGTCTGCTTTCAGCGCTAACTTCGGCTGATAACGCTGCGGCGGGGGCTTCGGCCTCCGCCCTTCTTTGAGGGTTTGACATGGCTCTTCGCACACTCGGCACCTCCGCCACCACGTCCTTGGCCGCGCAGATTTTCACGCGGCAAATGGCGCAGGCGGACATCGCGTCCATCAACGCCAACATCAAGGATGACCTGGTCAACGGCCATCCGATCAAGCCCGGATCGTTCGAACAGGGCCAGCTCTACATCCCGAACCGGGGGGTGCTTAAACTTCTTCCCGGCGACTATGTCGCCTATGACAGCACGGGCTGGCCAATACTGCTTTCCGCGCTTGCCATCGCCAGCGGCCCGTGGTCGCATTCCTAACCCCTGAGAGACCCCCATGGCCAAGAACACAACGCCCAAGCCGCCCGTCAAGCCCGCCGCGCATGTCCTTGCCCGCGACGTGGACTTCTCGGTTCTGTCCGAGGAACGCAAGGCCGAACTGCGCGAGAAGGCGGAAGCCAAGGTCCGCGCGCAGCAAATCCTTGAGGCCGAGGACGCCTATCTGGCCAAGCAGATGGACGATCTGGACAAGGAGCTTCACCCTGAGACCGTGTACGAAATGCGGGACCTCAGGCTGGACCTCGCGCTGTACGCCGACCGGGTTACGCTTGACGGCAAGGCCTATTATCATGGAGAACTCTATACGGTCCCCAAGCCCGTCTATGACGTTCTCAAGGAGTGCGAGGCGCGCACCTGGCGTCACGATGACGAAATCCGTTCCGGCGACACCAACGACGCCTTCTACCGCAAGTCCCGGCAGATGTCGGTCAACATGCGGACGGGCGCGACGACTGCTGCCGGGACTCCCCTGAGGTTCTGATATGCCCGAGACTCCCGATCTTAATGTCCCCGCCATCGGCATCTCCCTGACACACACCGTTGCGGAGAACCGCAACATCGTGTTTCAGGGTTTCATCCCCGCCGCCGCGCCGCGCGCCGAACTCGACGCGCTGCTCGACAAGCTGTTCGCCGCGTCGGCGCGGCAGCAGGCTATCGCCACGCTCCCCGGTTTACGCAAGCGTCTGGCCAACGAAGAAAAGATGTTGGTGCGCGCCACCGAGGACATCTACCGCCTCGACAATGAAGGCATTGCCGCCGACAGCGTCGCCGACGCCCTGCATGCGTCGTCCGGCAAGCGCGGGGAGCGCGCCGCCACGCCACAGCAACGCCAGGAAGAGGCCAAGCGCCAGCAGGACAGGGCCAACGCCAAGACGACGCTGGAGAGGTACCGCTACGACATCGAACGCCTACGCGAGGAAATCGCGGAGCAGGAAGACTTGATCGGAGCCTGACATGCCTCTCGTCGCGGCGCAGATCGTCACGCTTGCGACGCAGATCGCCAAGTGCCCGTCCTTCATCACGCAGGGCGGGCAGTTCCTTAACTCGGTTTTGGCGGACCTGTGCCAGGACTACGACCTGGTCGCGGCGCGCGGGATAACCAATTTCGTCTTTCAGACCACAAGCACAGGCTCTGGCCCCTACGCGCTCGGCGTGACCGACTGGCTCCGCGCCAACCGCAACGATGTTTTCTACACGATCCAGGGCGTGAAGTACGTCATGATCGGCGTCGAGATGGCCGAGTACGACGCGCTGGTGCAGCAGGCGGGGCTTAACGCCTATCCCGAGAACTACGCCATTGACAACTCGGCGGAAGGGATCGCCGCGAACGGCGGCGCGACCATGTACGTTTGGCCCCCGGCTGCTGGCGCGTGGCCCGTCACGGCGCGCTACCAGCGGCAAATGCCCGACCTGACCATGGCGCAGCTCGCCGACACGGTGACGGTCCCCTGGTTCCCGAACCAGAACTACCTCATCACCAAGACCGCCGCGCTGCTCATGCAGATCACCAACGACGACCGCAAGGACAAGTTTGATACGGACGCCGAGCACATGGCCAAGAAGTTCCTGACGCTTCAGGACGAGAGCGATGAAGTGGCCAAGACGGTGACGCTCGACCGCCGCCGCTTCGGCACGCCGTGGAACCGGGTTAAGAATACAAAACTGATCGGCTGGTAGATATGACCACCAGCCTCCGTCACACGCAGGTTGTCCGGTTCTCGCCTTCGGGGCTGTCCGACAGCCTTGACGAAACAGACCTGTTCCCCGGCGCGATGGCCGTGTTGCAGAACCTAATCCCCGACCCGACGACCAAGAACGTGTGGACGTGCCGCCCCGCGTCGGTGCTCCAGACAAACTTCGCGGGCTTCACAGCGCCGGGGGCCATCGCCTGTTTCAAGGTTGTGGGGTTACTGGTCTACGGGCTTATCGCCAGCGGGCGCACAGTCAACCATGACGAGCCGTTTTGCTTCAACCTCCTGACAGGGGCGTTCGTGCCCGTTTCAGGCATCACAGCCGCCAACGTCCCGGCGACACAGACCACGGTTGGTGACTGGACCCCGCCGACGATGGACGCGGCAGGCGTCAACCTGATCGTCACGCATCCGGGGTTCGACGGCATCACGAACTTCTTTGGCTGGTTCGACACGTCCAATCCTGGCGCGCCAGTATGGCACGCTGGTAACACCGCAGCCGGCAGCCTCATATCGTTTACGACGGTTCCGGCGTGGGTGGCGCAGTTCAACGGGCGCGCTTATTTCGGCATCAACCCCCCAACAGGCCAGCCGTCCGTGGTCTTTACGGACAGCTTGACGCTGAAGGTCACGAACGCGAACCAGGCGCTTACGTTTGGCGACAACT